CCTCCAAAGAACACGCAGGCCTCGTGCATGACCCCCTACCCAAAAAGGCAGGTGAAATTATGGCAAAAAGGAAAGAATTGTCAAAAGATAAAAGGATATCTCGGGAAGAAAAAAGACTTAGAAAAAATTACGAAAACATACCGGAAGAACTGATGGGCGTTGCTGATGGATTGATCCGTAGGGCTGCATATATGAGGGTTACCCTGGAAGATTACGAAAAGGACCTTGACGAAAATGGCTATGTAGAACTTTTTACACAGTCCGAAAAGACAGAGCCTTACGAAAGGGAGCGTCCGGTTGCCCGGCTGTATAACCAGATGAACAAAAACTATCAAACTATAATAAAACAACTTACGGATATGCTGCCAAAGCCAAAGGCCGGAAAGGCCGGTGAGGAAGATGACGGCTTCGACAATTTCGTGCAAAGAAAATAGCTTGCCCGGTAAGCCCCAGGGAATGAGACCAAACCCAATACTGCAATATTGGGAACAGATTGAACAAGGTAAAATTGCTGTATCTCAAAAGGTTTATAAGCAGTATAAGAAGCTTGTTAATGACGTTCTGAACCCACGTGACCCATGGATATATGACAATGACAGAGCTTGGCATGCTATAGACTTTATAGAAAAATACTGCAAGCATTCAAAAGGTAAATGGGGTGGCAAGCCGGTTATATTGGAACTGTGGCAGAAAGCTCTAATCGCCGCCGCTTTTGGGTTTATTAATAAAAACACAGGACTTCGGAAATATACCGAGGTCCTTTTAATTGTCGCAAGAAAAAATGGCAAGTCAACATTGTCTGCTGCTGTTGGTTTATACCTGATGATTGCAGACGGAGAACCGGGTGCAGAAATTTACGCAGTAGCAACAAAAGAGGACCAGGCAAAGATAATCTGGAAAGAAGCAAAGCGAATGGTAAAAAAATCACCAGCGCTCAATAAGAGGATTAAATGCCTTGTTAAAGAGATTGTCGGTCTCGGCAAGTACGAGGATTCATTTTTTAAACCGGTCGGCTCCGATAGTGACACCCTCGACGGACTGAACGTCCATGGTGCATGCATGGATGAAATCCACGCCTGGAAGGACAAAAACCTCTATGATGTTATCTATGACGGAATGACAGCCAGAGAGCAGCCGATGTTGTTTGAAACAACGACAGCCGGAACAGTCCGCGAGCTTGTATATGATGAAAAATATGATTACGCAAGCAAGGTAATAGACGGACTTGAAGGGTTTGAGGATGAAAGGCTGCTGCCGATTATTTATGAACTCGACAGTAGGGATGAATGGACTAAACCGGAATGTTGGGAAAAGGCAAATCCAGGTTTAGGTACAATTAAAGACCGACAGAAACTTGCAGAAAAGGTTGAAAAGGCAAAGCGCGTACCGTCTTTGGTATCGAACCTTTTAACAAAGGACTTTGATGTTGTAGATAATGGTGCCGGTGATTGGTTGCCATATGAAGTTATAAACAATACTGAGACATTTGATATTGAAGAAGTCAGAAATTGCTATGCCATAGGTGGCTGCGACTTATCATCCACGACGGACCTCACCTGTGCAACGCTGCTAATTATGAAGGCTGGAAGTGATAAGAAGTATGTATTACAGCAATACTTCCTGCCAGGTGAATTGCTTGAGCAGCGCGTGGCTGAGGATAAAATCCCATATGACAAATGGAGAGACAGAGGATTGCTTACAGCATGCGAAGGATTCAGGGTAAATTACTCTGATGTTACCGCATGGTTTGTCAAGATGTATCAAGAATATGGCATACGCCCGTTATGGATTTATTACGACCGCGCGCTTGCGGGTTATTGGGTAGAGGACATGAAAAATTATGGCTTTGAAATGGTTAAATGTGCTCAGGGAGCTATTACTTTTAATCAGCCAATGCGAAATATGGAAGCTGACCTCAGGGCAAAGAATATCAATTATAACAACAATCCCATCCTGAAATGGTGTTTAACCAATGTGACAGTCAAACATGATGATAACGATATGGTAAGACCAATCAAGGGCACAAGTACCAGGAAGCGAATTGATGGCATGGTGTCATTGCTGGATGCTTATGTCGGGCTGGCAGAGAAAATGGCAGATTATCAGGCATTAATATAAAGGCGGTGAGAATGTGGGCTTATTTCAGAGGCTATTTAAAAATCAAACATATCCTTATGCTGGATATAAGTTTGAACTTATAACAGAGCGTGGGAATGGATTCTATACATGGAATGGGAATCTATATCAATCAGATATAATCCGCTCATGCATAAGGCCAAAAGCTAAAGCAATCGGGAAGCTTGTGGCAAAACATATCAGGGAAGGGCCTGATGGAATAAAGGTTAATCCTGAACCATATATGAGATTTTTACTTGAAGAACCGAACCCTTACATGACGGGCCAGATGATGCAGGAGAAGCTTGCGACACAACTTAGTTTAAACAACAATGCGTTTGCTTTGATTGTTCGGGATGAATTTGGTTACCCATACCAGTTGTATCCAATACCTTGTTTGGGAGTGGAAGCAATATACGATAAGAGCGGCGAACTGTTTTTAAAGTTTACGCTTCAAAATGGGAAAATCCTTACTTTTCCTTACAGGGATATAATTCATTTGCGGCAGGATTTCAATGAGAACGACATTTTTGGAGACAGTCCGGCAAAGGCAATAACATCTTTAATGGAGGTAGTCAATACAACAGACCAGGGAATTGTGAAAGCCATTAAAAACAGTAATGTTATAAAGTGGCTTTTAAAATTCCCAAACATGCTGAAGCCTGAGGATATCAAAAAGAACGTTGACGATTTTGTCCAGAATTATCTTTCAATTGATGCAAATACAGGCGGTGCAGCTGGTGTGGATGCAAAATGCGATATACAGCAAGTTAAGCCTGAAAGCTATGTACCCAATGCGGCGCAGATGGACAGGACGCTGCAAAGGATATATAGCTTTTTTAATACCAATGAAAAGATAGTACAAAGCAAGTGGAATGAAGATGAATGGACATCTTATTACGAAGCAGAAATTGAAAGTCTTGCTATGCAAATGAGCGGAGAATATACCAGAAAGCTTTTCACCCGAAAAGAACGAGGGTTCGGCAATAAAATCATCTTTGAAGCTTCAAGTTTGCAATATGCATCTATGCAAACAAAGTTAAACCTTCTGCAGATGGTTGACCGTGGAGCCATGACACCCAATGAATGGCGTTGGGTTATGAACATGGGGCCGATTGAGGGCGGAGATAAACCAATAAGAAGGCTGGATACCGCGCCGGTAACGGAGGGAGGTGGAAACAATGAAGATTGACATAAAAGGAGTTATCGTATCCAATGACGACAAATGGATTTATGAATGGTTCGGCATGGAAGCCATAAGTCCCAAAGACATAAGCCAGCAAATCCAAAAAGCCAACGGTGAGGATTTGGAAGTTATAATCAATTCTCCTGGCGGTGATGTATTTTCCGGTTCTGAAATCTACACGCTACTAAAAGATTACAGCGGCAATGTGGTTGTAAAAATAGTGGGGGTGGCTGCAAGTGCCGCAAGTATAATCGCAATGGCAGGGAAAAAGGTGATGATGTCTCCAACTGCGGAAATGATGATTCACAATGTTTCGTCTTGTGCATGTGGAGATTATAGAGATTTTGAACATGAATCTAAAGTTTTAAAAGATTATAACAGTACAATCGCCAATGCTTACATGATAAAAAGCGGAATGACAAAAGAAGAATTGCTTTCTATGATGGATGAAGAAACTTGGCTAACACCTGAAAAGGCATTAGAGTACAAGCTAATTGATGAAATAATGTTTATGGATAATACCCCTAAGTTGGCGGCTAGTTTTGGCGGCATAATGTTACCACCAGAAGTAATTAACAAAATAAGAAATACATTAAAAAATCCGAATCATTGTTCATGTCAATGTTCGGATTCTTTAATGCAACAAAGTAAAGCAAAATTAAATTTATTAAAATTAAAAGGAGAGATGAATAATGGATAAAAAGGAATATCTTGAAAAAAGACAAAACTTAATTAATGAGGCAGAAAACCTTATTAATGAAGGTAAAGTAGAAGAAGCTAATGCAAAAATGGAAGAAGTAAAGCAATTAGATAACCAATGGAAAGAAATTGCAAAAGCACAAGCTAATCTAAATGCACTTAATGAACCAAAAGGAATTAACATTACTAATTTGGCAGGTACGAGAGGAGTTGATGGGGTAGTGATAGATACTTTAGACAATAACATTATCACAAACAATGAAGATATGTATAATTCAATAGAGTACAGAAAAGCATTCATGAATCATGTCATAAAGGGAAGCCCTATTCCTGAAAAGTTCATAAATGTTGACCAAAACACTAAGACCACTGATGTTGGTTCTGTGATTCCTACTACAGTCTTAGAAAAAATAGTTGAAAAACTAGAATCAACAGGAATGATTTTACCACTTGTAACAAGGACATCTTATCAAGGTGGCTTGGCCATTCCTACTTCTAGTGTTAAACCCGTTGCTACCTGGGTAGCAGAAGGTGAAGGCAGCGAGAAACAAAAGAAACCTACCGGTCAAGTTGTATTTAACTACTACAAGCTAAGATGCGCGGTATCTGTATCCTTTGAAACTAGCGTTGTTACACTTGGAGTTTTTGAAAACACCTTGATTAATAATATAGCTGAAGCTATGACTAAAGCATTAGAACAAGCAATTATAAGCGGTAGCGGTGTAGGGCAACCTAAAGGTATCTTGGCAGAAACTGCTCCAGAAGGTCAAAATATAGAAATTGCAACAGATGAAGATGTTGATTATGAAACATTAATTAATGCAGAAGCTGCATTACCATTAGCTTACGAATCCGAAGCTGTATGGTGTATGACCAAGAAAACATTTATGAAGTTTGTTGGCATGGTTGATGCAAACGGGCAACCTATTGCACGTGTAAATTATGGTATTAACGGCAGACCTGAAAGAACTTTATTAGGAAGAACTGTGGTATTGAATGATTATATGACTAGCCTTGGAGCTACTATAGAAGAAGATACAGTTGTAGCCTTCTTATTCAACTTCAAAGATTATGCACTCAACACTAACTACAACATCACAATTAAGAGATACGAAGATAACGAAACTGATGACCAAGTAACCAAGGCCTTAATGTTAGTGGACGGTAAAGTGGTAGATAAGAATAGTTTAGTTACTATAACTAAAAAAGCGGGGGAATAATGCAGGCATTTAGCATGTCTGCCCCTTCTATAGATTTGGAAAGTATGACAAAGAAAGAATTATTAGCTTTAGCTAATGATTTGGGCATAGAAGGGCTAAATGACCGAATGCTTAAGGCAGACATTATTGAAAGGATTAAAGAGGGATTATAGCATCCCTCTTACAATTCTCTTACTAAAAAAGAGATTATAGTACTACTAGAAGGAAAGGGAATTGAATGCAATCCAAGACAGACAAAATCGGAGTTAATAAAACTGTTAGGCGGTGATTAGATGATTGACGATGTAAAAACCGTATTGAGGATATCAAACAATGCATATGACGCTGAGATTGAGGATTTGATTGAAGCCGCCAAAATAGATTTAAAACTGTCCGGGGTGAACATCAATAAGACGGTGACGGAAACATATACCCCGGAACCGACAGAAGAAAATCCTGAACCAGAGCCGGTAGAAATACAGGTTATGGACCCGCTTATCAAGAGAGCGATCATCGTCTATGTCAAGGCTAACTTCGGTTGGAATAATCCTGATGCGGAAAAATTGCAGCAGTCATACAACATGCTTAAAATACATTTGGCACTGTCTCAGGAATATACAAAAGAGGTGGTGGAATAATGTTGTTCAGGGATGCCATTAAACTTATAACTATCATCACCACCGAAAATAGTATGGGCGACATAATTGAAACTGCACTTGAGCGTGAAGTGTTCGCTGACAAGCAGTCAATCCGTCAGTCAGAGTTCTACCAGGCAGCGGCGACTGGCCTTCGTCCCGAACTCATGTTCGTGGTAAGGACCATTGAGTACAACGGAGAAACCCGGCTGAAGTACAACGACAAAGAGTACAACATCATCCGCACCTACGACAAGGATGGCGAACTGACTGAGCTCATTTGTCAGGGGGTTGTTAATAATGCCAATGCCTAAAAGCGTAACCAAAATCAAAAAGGACGGCATTGAATTCATTTCCAATGTTGACCGTGTGCAGTACACAATCCAAGAACTTTCCCGAGCTGCCCTGAAAGATGTTGCAAAGCTACTCCGGAAAAGGATGATTGAAGAATTGAAGAAACTCCCCGGCATGAAAAGGCACAGAAGAATATACAACAGCACTCAATACTGGGTACGCAAGCGGGAATGTGATTTACAGGTCGGCGTCAAGCATGATTCCTGGTATGGCGTGAACCAAGAACTCGGAACAAAAGGTATGCCGAAAAAAGGTGTCGTGCGCGAGACAACATTCGCACACATTGACGACATACGGAGGATTGAAGGGCAATACTTGTCGGCTATAGAGGATGAAAACAGAGCATTGGGATTGATTGACGAAGAGGAGGAAATTGGCGATGAAGAATCTACGTAAACTGCTGCACCCATATCTGAAGTCTATCCATCCTCGTGTCTATTTCCAGGTTGCTCCGGACAATGCTCAATATCCTTATATCGTTTATGATGTAACCCAGGTACCAGATGATGGAGAGGGCTTCCAGAATATAGCGGTTGACATTGATGGATGGGATATGCCGAACAATGGAGATACTACTGGTATTGAAACCTTAATGGAAACTATTAATGGGAATGGAGATATAAAAAATCCAACAGGCTTAGATAAAAAAACTTTGATTGCTGAGGGATTGGTAGTTACTTTTTATTTGGACAGAAAATTATCGCTCAGAGATGATAATCCGAAGATAAAACGTCGGAAATACATTTATGAAGCAAGATTATTCGGAAGGAGTTGAGAATATGGCTTTAACTCAACAGCAAATAGAGAATATACAGATTGACTATGGTATTATTTTTGTCAACTATGGGGAAACCGACCAAAAGCAGTTAGGTCCCACGAGAGGTGGCGGAGAATTTGTTGCAACTGCAACTATTAGGGATATTGAGTTTGACGGAAGCAAAGGCAAAACAAAAGGCATGCAGGTGGTAGACGACATCACGGCACAGTTGAATGTCACACAACTAAACACATCTATGGAAACATTGAAGATGGCGCTGCCCTTTGCAAAATATGACGATTTGACCGGAAAGTTGTCAGTAGGAAGCGATAGCGTAGGAGTTATACCTGATGAGGCGTACCTGAAGAACATAACGATGTTTGCGAAGACCGTCAAAGGCGAATACAAAAAAATAACGCTATATAATGCCTTGTCGGAAAACGGTCTGACATTCGCGGCTGCACCCAAGGCCGAGGGCACGATTGCATTGAATGTATATGCACATTGGGATGCAACTGATGATACAAAGAATTTGTTTGAAATTGAAGATGTTGAAAGTATTGAATAGGGCGGGGGAACCTGCCCTGAAATTTTAGGAGGGATAATGTGTTGACTTTGAAACAAGGTTTAAAACTATCGGCCATAATCGACAAGCTCGACTTGAAAATAACAGACCCGAAAGCCGATGCCAATAAAGTCGGCGCAGACCTGATGATGCAGATAATATCAAAAGCACACAAAGCAGAACAGGAAATCTATGCTTTTGTGGCTGAGACAAAGGGGATAACGCCACAGGAGGCTGAAAAGGTTGACCTTATCGGGTTTATCAAAGAGATAGCCGCCGATGCAGGCGTAATAAATTTTTTCAAATCTGCGGTCACCTGAAAGGGCCGCGCATAGTTGAGTTGCTTTCAAAAACATACAATCCACAACTGATTATGGATTTGCCCCTATCTGCAGCTATGGATTATTTGATTTACGCTATTGAACAAGAAAAAGAACAGGCAGCGTGGGAATTGTGGAAAACATTATATCCATTCATGGCAATTGAATGGCTCAAGCCAGTCAAGTTTGACGAGTTCAAACGGAACCTGTTCAAGCCGCAATACAGATACACTAAAAAATCACTCGAGGAAATAGAAAAAGAAATGCTGGCGGTCGTGGCGAAGCATAAAGGCAGGTGATGACTTATCGAATTGTTCAAGCTCTTTGGGAGCATCTTTATAAATTCTGATGAAGCAGAAAAAAGCATTTCGAGGACAGAGGAAAAGGCAGAAAGCCTTGGCTCAAAGCTTGGCAATGGCATCAAAACCGCCGCAAAGTGGGGGACTGCGATTGTCGGCGGGGCTACTGCGGCCGTCGGTGGGTTGCTGGCTGTAACTAATCAAACCGCAGAATATGCTGACGAGATAGACAAGCTGTCGGAAAGAACCGGCATAAACAGGGAAGAATTGCAGAGGTGGAAATATGCCGCTGCACAGTCCGGGGCTGATATAGGCAAGCTTGAAGTTGGCATAAAAACACTGTCCGGATATATGGATGATGCTATGAACGGCAGCAAGAAAGCCACAGAGGCATTTGCCGCCCTTGGCATTAGTGTGGATGACCTCCGCAACAAGTCTCAGGAGGAGATATTTGAAGAAGTCATGAAATCTCTGGGCGATATGGAGCAAGGCGCTACACGAAATGCTATCGGCGCTGATTTGCTTGGTCGGTCATACACGGAACTGCTGCCACTCCTCAATGCTGGAAGCGACGGTATGCAGGAACTGAAAGATAGGGCTGACGAACTTGGCATCGTCATGAGTGAAGAAGCCGTCAAGGCAAATGTTACCTTCGGCGATACTTTACAGGATATAAAAGAATCATTTGCTGGCGTAGTTAGAGGGCTAACAAATTCATTTCTGCCCATGATGCAGCAGTTTGCTGATTTTATAGTCGCAAATATGCCGTTGATACATGAAATGCTGGGCAATGTTTTTAGTGGCCTTGGCGAAGCGGTCACCGCAGTGCTGCCGATTCTCATGGATATGATTCAAAACGCTTTGCCACCGCTGATTGAACTATTTAGCGAGATTGCCACGAACATTCTGCCAATATTGATTGAGCTTTTTGGAAGTATTGCCGCAGACGTGTTACCTGTGTTCATCAGCCTGTTTACTGACATTATCAAAGAAATCGCACCCGTATTTATACAGCTGCTTGAAGTGATAGTAAAAGACGTGCTGCCTCCATTGCTGGATTTATTTTCAATCCTTATCGGCGATATACTGCCTCCATTGATTGAATTTTTCGGCGAAATCATTAGTACACTGCTACCGCCATTGATTAGCCTATTCAAACAAGTAATTGACGCAGTAATGCCTGTTTTGATTGAATTGTTCAATCAGTTTACAGAGACTGTTTTGCCGCCTTTGATGGAACTTATTAATGAAATTGTGGCTGTAATAATGCCGCCATTACTTGATATATTCAATGAATTAGCAGAAGTGGTTTTGCCACTTGTTATGGAAGTGTTTCAGGCTCTATTGCCAGTCATTGAACCTATCATGAATATGATTGCAGCAGTAATAAAGACAGCTTTGTCTCTCATAAAAGGCGATTGGGAAGGCGTTTGGAACGGCATACGTGACTTTTTCAGCGCATACCTTGACTATATCGTCAAACTTGTGCAAGGCTTCAAGAATACTTTTGGAGCTATATTTGAAGCGATTGGCAAGCATATCAAGAACGTTTGGGATGGTATTGTAGGCAATATTAAGGGAGCGATTAATTACATTATAAGTGGAATTAATGCTTTCATTAAAGGCATTAATAAAATTAAAATTCCCGACTGGGTGCCTGGTGTTGGTGGAAAAGGATTAAATATAAAAGAAATACCGCTACTTGCCTATGGTGGAGAGATAACTCAAAAAGGCCATGCCATAGTAGGAGAAGCAGGACCCGAATTGCTTGAGTTGCCACAGGGGGCAAAGGTGAAGCCTCTTTCTCTTGTTGATAGAGAGGATAATCAATCAGATGCCGGAGAGCGCACAATAAAGTTGGAAATACCACTATTTCTTGATGGCAAGCAAATTGCAAAGGCGAGTGCCCAATATATCGATAAAGAATTGTTTGGGGGGATAGCATAATGTTGGGATTAACTTTCAGAAGTAAACACAGTTATAACGACTTTGGTTTAATTATGAAATCTGACAACAGAAACCTGCTTCCCCCGTTACGAAAAAGAAAACTTACCATTGATGGCAAGGATGGAACGTGGGATTTCGGGGGAGGATCATATGAGGAAAGACAGATACAAGTAACTTTTGAGTTGCTTGTCCAAAACCGTACAGAACTTAGATACAAAGCAAGAAAAGTGGCTCAGTGGCTTAATAGCAAAGATGGGCCTTCCCATCTCATATTCGATGACGAGAAAGACAAATACTACATAGCGAGCGTTTACAACGGTGTTGACCTGCAAGAGATAGTTAACAACGGGAAGTTTTCCGTTGTTTTTGAATGTCAACCTGTTGCAAAGTTAATATACAATGCGGATGATATTATATTAGATAGCGATATATTGCTTGATTACACAGATGTAAGGCTTGGGGATACATATTCCTTTACAATCACAAATCCAGGCACGATAGAAGTAAATAATTTCGGCACATATAGTGTCCGGCCAACAATTATAGTGCATGGCACTTGGTCTAATTTCAGTATCACAATTGCCGGGAAGACATTGAACTATACTGAGGCCATGACAACGCCCGGGGACATAATTATTGACAATGAAAATTACACTGTCAAAGATGGAGAAGGAGGAAACAAACTCGGGGTTGTAACCGGCGATGTGAACACATTTTTGGAGTTGCCTCCAGGGATAAACCAAGTAACAATAGACGGAGAAAACCTGAATTGTACTGTATCATTTGAGTTTGCTCCAAGCTACTTGTAGGGGGTGTATATATGGCTAATATAGGAATGCTATATGGAGATATGTACCTCCGACACGCTTGGAGAATCATATTACAAAACGATATTAATCTAAATGCCGACATTCAGCAACTGCTTGATCGCACAACCCAATACTTGTACAGCATCAACACAAACAGAATAGAGCTTGCTTCAAACACAAAATTGGTTGAATTTAAGCCAGAAGTGCATTCTTCAACTCATGTTGTGCTTGGTTTTATGATGAACATATATTCCGAAAGCACTGGGAGCATAGCTTTTGAAATAAGGCACAACAGCGAACTATTAACAAGCGTTGGGTGCTCTGTTACACCAGGATGGAACCTAATTGCATTTCCGTACTTTATACCTTCACTGAGCAGCGGGGTGCATACAATTCAAGTATATGCAATTACAAATATGACCGGACTTGTTATTGAGCGAAATAACTTGAATTGCTATCTCCAAGCGAGGTCAATTCTTGGTGCTTCAGACTTGCCTCCGTCAATTAACATTTTTGATGAATACTTGTACAGAAATATAAATGAAGAAAAAGTATCTTCAGCGACCAATATTGATGTTATTAATCCTACTGAGGCAAATATCGTTATCGTTTTGGAATATAACAAAATAAACATAAACGAGGTAACGACAACTGTTACAATCGAGTTGTTATAGAAAGGGGCGATTATGTTTGAATATTCAAATCCCTTATCAAGAAATGTATTATGGCAAAAAGGCGAAAGAAGTAATTGACTATGTGAAGGACCTTAGAACCGGTAAAATAATTAAACAAAAGAAATTAAAGCCAGTTGGCTTAGGTTCTAATACATGCATAATCGAAATGTTCGAAGGGAAAAAGAAAGTCAAAGAAGCGGTTACGCACAACATAGTCAATAACATTTTAAACCAGATTGCATTTTTGCAATTTTTTTACGATAACTGCAAGCAATCTTCAAATCTTACAATCTTCAATCCTTTCACAAATATTATATTAACAGATTATGAGGGAGAAGAGAATGCAGATGAGGTGTGCGTAAGGGGGAACGTAATAGCATGGGCGAATAAATCGACGACGTATGTAGGTACTTCTTCATTGCGAGGCACGATAAACAATGCAGAAAGTGAGTTGACCGATAGGACGCAATCTGGATATCTTAAGTATGTATTTGATTTTCCTACGCATGCTGCGAACGGGAATATAAATAGTATTTGGTGGGCATATGGCGGGAGTAACTCGTATAAGATGCTCGGTGATGCATATCTGTCGAAGGCATCAGTCCAAACTTACACTGATATGTGCTGCGACGGTTCATATGTATATGCAGTCCGCAATTCAGGAACTATATACAAAATGATAATGGACTCAGCCAATGCAGAAACTATAAGCTTTACAACGAATAATCTGCGCGGAATTGAATGGGATGGAACTAATTTTTGGTTGGCAGATAACACTACAAAAACTATATATAAATGTAATACAGTTTTTTCGATAATCTCAACAGTGGCACTGACTGTAAGCGAAAATATAACCGGCATAACTCTTTATAATAACAAAATATTCGTGTCAACGACTGCTGCACTGTATAGGATTGCCCTTGATGGAACAGTTGAAGCGAGAATAACAGCCGAAACCCTTGGTTTCCAAAGTGGTGGTATACTCGGTCGTGCTAAAGCAAACAATAAATATCTAATGTGCTTCGGAAGGAACGGGTCAAATTATTATTATGCCTTTTTGGACACAAACGGGAATACTATGTATTTGAGAGATGTAACAGATGATTCAAATTTCAGAGTTCAAGATTTTTGCTTTGTAAACAATGAATATTACGCTAATTCAAATTTTTATATCAGACATACATCATACAGAGACTTTGCATATTTAGGCAGTGTTGGTGCACATACAAAACTCCCAAGCACAATTACGAAGACAAGTACCAACACAATGAAAGTTACCTATATATTCAGTATAGAAATGCCAACAGGAGGTAGCGGGACATGATAAGGGTATATAGCAGGAACATGAAACTTGTATCCATTTTGCAAAACGCCTTTGATATATCGTATTCGGAAAAGATGAATTCCCTTGGAAGTGCGGAATTCTCCCTTCCAGGGGATGACCCTAAAAATGAAGATTGCAAAGCATTTAACTATGTTGAAATTTGGGATGGTGATGAAAGAGTTGACTTATACAGAATTATGCCAAACAGCATGACGAAAGATGGATCAGGCAGAATAAATACCTACAAGTGCGAACATGTACTTGCTACTTTGCTTGATGATGTATTGTTCAAGTATCACCAGACAAGCAACTTGCGTCCAGCAGATACCATAGAGTATATTTTAAGCAAGCAAACAACGCAGAATTGGATATTGGGAAATGTTGATTTTACAGACTTGTACAGCTACAAATGGGAAAACGAGAATTTGTATAATGCTCTAATGAGCATTGTAAAGCCATACACTAAAGATTATATGTTCACATGGGATACATCGGTATATCCGTGGGTTCTCAATTTAGTTAGACCATCCAACGAGGTTAGTGCTTACATTCGGTACAAGAAAAATCTTATTGGCATTACAAAGGATGAAGACCCAACGGATATAGTTACTCGGTATTATCCGCTTGGATATGGTGAAGGCGACAATCAGCTAACTATTGAGTCAGTAAATGGTGGAGTGCCGTATGTGGATGCGGATAGTGAAACCATAGAAAAGTATGGCATAATAGCTGATTTCTACATAGACAAGAGCGAAGAAAATCCTGCGATGTTAAAAGCAAAAGCGATTGCAGCTCTTGAGAAAGCAAAAGTACCAAAGGTAGTCTATACAGTTGATGCTGCAGAAATATATCAAATCACAAAAGAGCCAATCGATAAGTTTACTGTCGGAAGTCTTATTCAGGTGTACGACTCTGAAAGCGGTATCGAGTTTACGGCAAGGGTTGTAGGGAAGGATAAGTCAGATATCAAGGGAAATCCGGGAGACACGAAGTTAACAATTGCGAATTTCGATACAAGAAAGATTTCGAGTGTAGTAAGTTCTATCCAAAAGAGACAAAGAGTCAGTGAAGTTTACAGCCAAGGAGCTACGAATATTGATAGCAATGACTATCAGGATAATTGCGATGCTACACACCCAGCGGTAAT